TGGGTCTGTATTGTAGATTGTTCCGATCCTACTGTAGTAAGTATCGCGTAGCAAGCTTGCACTTTCATGTGTGCCGCCACGCTGAACGAATTCAGATAATCTATCCTCGGTTGCACTGACTGCGTCTAATGCTGTAACGGCACGCTTACTTTCGATGCGTCCGTGCAGAAGGGTTGCAATATTACGTGACAGATACTGTCCATGTTCCCCGCGTAAGTGGTCGACGCGTAAGAACTCAGCTATGCCACCTAGTGAACTTTTTGTTGGCTGAATCCTAATGTTATATTTTTTAGCATTACGCATTATAGATTGCAGAGTTGTGAGGGAGCTAAAGCTCATAATTACGTCGTCACCATTGTGTAGGCTCGGGGTGCATTCATGGACGTCTTTTGTAAGCACTTTAGTGTACACATAGTTCAACACACTGTTGATGAATGTTGTCAGTCGCCAGCCGCTCATTAATGTGCCATTAGATTGGTATGTTTGGTGTAATCCTGTGTTATCTGTGATTGACGTGTTTGCAACCGATTCGATTACCCATGGTGCTGCCGCCAACTGGTCAGGGTGTAACATGTGCCTGTTTGCTTGTACCCATGCACGCATGACCGCTTGCATGGCTGCAGTAGAATGCTGACTATTGAAGTCTTCAAAATCTAGACAGTAATGTGTTGCGGTGTTCAATATTGCCGTTACTCTTGAAGAAACATATGATGGTCTTGCTTTCATGCCGACTGGAAAGTCGCGGCCCAGCGTATCTTCGGCATTGTAGAATACGAAGTTTGTCATTACGTAGTTTGTAAAGTCTACTCCGTATATGGCTCGCATCTTCCCCCATTCATATTTCTCTGATGACCATGCGTGCGTTGCCGCTTGCCTGTCCATGAAGAAAGACATTGGTCTATCAGGCATTGCAATTGCAGCTATAAACTTGCTTCGTAGTGCTTGTTCTTTGAACTTGTATGTCATGTCTTCTTCATATTGCGAATGATATGATCCTGAAGCTGTCCATTGCCACCTGTTATCCCAGAAGTCTTTCCAAGATGAGGTCCTGACTGGCTGTTTGTCATCATCAACTTGAGAGAATAAGGCTAATGCAGTGCCGAATATAACTTCCTCTGATATGTGTGCCAGATTTGGTGTAATACGGTGATCGCGCTCCGCAACCCAATCAACAGATTGTGTGATACGGTTAATCAGCACGTCAAGTTCGAAAATAGGTCTCAGATCTATCTCATTGAGATTTTGGATAGACTTCGCTGCCGTCGATATAATCTTACCAACCTTACCGAAATCCTTATAACTGTCCAGAGATAAGAGTCCTGACTGCGTTACTAAGTCTAATAATACTTGCGGTGCTTCATTAAGCCATAATAGGACTCCGCCGATTGCTGTTGTGCTAAACGAAGGTGGTAAGCACATGTGCTTAAGGGCATACTCTTGACGGTCCGGCGTCATTATATCCCAGATTTCTTCTGCTGTAAAATGAATGTGGTGCTCACCTGAGATTGATTCTTTTTTGAGTAAAGACAGTTGGTTGACGGCCCGTTGCCCAGAGTTGCGTTTGATGTTACTGTTCACACGTAGTGTAATCGCAGCTAGTTTAATGTTATCAATGTGTGCGGGGCAGTTATAGAAAAAATCTAATCTGCCGGCACTTAAGTAGTTTGATACAGCAATAAGCTCAGGATACACTGGTGTGATTGTGTTTTTGATAGCCATGTATATGTATGAGTGGCTCTCGGTGTTTAATATTAAAGCGTGGACTGATGCTCCAAAGTAGTCATATACGAAGTCATCAGACTGGGGTGTCAGATCTATTACGTCAATAAGCATGTGTGTTGCTGCTATAAAGTCAGTTATTTTTACATGTTTTTGTTGTTTATCTTTTTCATCAGTCTGATTACAGTTGATATATACTGGCATTAAGCCTTCTTTCAGGGTATAAACCTTTCCGACGCTCTTGTCTCGTGTCGCAATGACAACACTGTGATCGGTTCGCACTGTGGTTGCAGTTCGTGTTCGGTTAAGCTTCACCTTTGCGTAAGGCGAAGCCACCGACCTGTTCATGTGGGTGCTACATCTTCCGCATCGCTGGACTTGGTGTCCATGGGTGCAGTAGCGGTCAACCCAAACTCTTCTGGTCTGGTAATTACCGGCGTTCCTTCTGGGACCTGAACTGGTATTGAGTGCTTGGCCACTTGAAAACCCTTCTCATCAGAGCGCAAAGGTCGCGCTGTAAACTTGGCCTTAACTGCAGAAAAACGGGCATCTACCTTGCCATGCATAACAAACGGTTTGCGTGGCTTTGGCTGATAGTACACCTTAAGAGGTGTCTGTGCTGTCCTGTATTTAATAGGCTCAATTGAAGGGCGCCCAATAGTCATCTTGATCGTCCCTGCGCGTACAACCTGTTGTACTTGCGCGATTACAAACGATCGGCCCGGTCTCGGGTCAGAGTATAGTGGGTATATTGGCATATGTTGAGTTCGCATTTTGCCAATGGCGGCCGGTTCTGGTATACATTCATTAACATTACACCACGGAGTAAAGTCTCGTAGTGCTTGCTCATCTCTGAATGTAACCTCGTTGCCAGACAAACGGTATATCGTTGCGAGCATTACCAACTCCTCATGAGTGTATTGCTCGTCTGAAAGCCCGCGTCCGGTAAACGACAATAGTGATTTGACGTGCTGCACAGCAGGCAAGTCACCCGTGAAGGTCCCCAGTAACAGAGACCCAGATACGGGTGCATAAATTGCTTCCAATTTGATGCTCATTTCAGTTGCCCGGTCATGACGTTCATGAACTATTATGTCTTCTAATCTAGACATGTTTGTGAAGTCATAGTAGAAAGCGCACCCGGTTGTCATAAAAGTCGGCACCTCCTGACCCGTAACATTTGCAATTGCGAAAGCACGCATATGTGGGGCATAGAGGTTTTCTAGGACGTCGGTCTGTGACGTAAATACGTCTAACCAACGGTCATAGCTCTGTGCGCTATCCTTGATTATGGCGTAAAGACCGTACCACATATAGTAGTTCATTATCGCAGCGCGAATCAGCCTACTTGGTGGCGATGTCCTTACGTTAATCAAATGCCCTTCTAAATCAGCATCAGTAGTACGAGCTACTCCGGTTAGATTGTTCCGGAGTCGTGCTCGTGTTGGTTTGAATGCCGATGTAACGATCACAGCCTCTGCTTTTAACCATGCACAAGCTTCTTGAGTCGAAGGGTCGGGTTGAAATACTAAAGATGTAACTAGTTCAAATGCTGCAGCAAACTGTTGCTCCAGCCTGTTTACTTGAACATAGTCACATATCCAGTCCCACATAAGTGGGGCTAAGGTCCAGTTAACTGAACCAGGGTCGCCAGATATACTGTCAGAAAAGGGCATTAACCTGTCTAACAATATTGTGCTGACGTCTATGCCGCCAACGGGGAACTCAAAGTTGAGAGCAGACCCGCGGTCACGTCCATGCAGATGGGCAATATAGAAAGCCTCTTTGTCAGCATAGTTCGCGTTATATGCTACTACGTATGGTTTACTGAAGTAGTTGGCTGCATTACGGTCATTGAGTGAGCCACCCTTGTTAGATGGTGGACCTAGATCAATCACCGCGCTTGTCTGTGCGCTAATTCGATGGTCGATTGTCACATGAGAATCCTTGTAAGATGAAAAATCGGCCATGAAGTACGCATCATGTTCTTCGTTCTCATTACCACGCTCTGTTGAGACCGAAAAGAAGTACGCTTTAAAATATGACTGTAGCATATTTATAAGAAATGGTGTATGATTATCTGTAACTGACTGATTAATTACACTTTCTATTTGCTCCTTGTTAATTACACGCTTGCCAACATCTGTTGACAAAAAGTCCGACATAGCAACTTCATTTTGGTATACGCCACAGTCATCGAAGTACTTTGCATTAATCCCTGACAAGTCAGAGAAGTTCGCATCGACGACTGTGCGCTTAGGCCTGTAGAGACCTTGGAACTGAGTGCGGAGCCTCAGGTCGACCTTTGTTTCACCTAGGCCATCCTGTACTGACGCTGTTGTTCTGTTGATAAGCGAGAATCGGGTTCCATCAAGTGAAACCTCGAGATTCCGCGTCTCATATAAATTTGCTACGTTGTCAAGAAAATCTTCAGGCATTTTACGTGGT